CTGGCCGGCGGCGTACCTGCCGTGGCCGTACCAGACCACCGCGGCGGCGGCCAGGGCGAGCGCGATGGCGCCGGCCACGGCCGCCAAGGCATAGGCACGCAGGCCCATCACTGGATCCCCGACAGGCACAGCCGCCGCTCGTCCAGCCGCCGGTTGTAGAGCCCCTGCACAAACCGCCTGCCGACGTAGGACCAGACCGGCCTGCCGCTCGGTGCGTGCGCCAGCGCATCGCAGCCCTCGGCCAGGCGACCAGCGTTAATCAGTCCTACGGCACGGCTCGCGCAGGTGTTCGGGTACCCCAGGTTGTGCGCATGGTCGGAGAGCGCATCGAAGATCGGCTGGCTGATGACCACGTCGATGCAGTCGGCTAGGCTGATCTGGCCCTTACTTACCACCAACTGCTCAATCTCGGCGCAGCGCTCAGGCGACCAGTAGTCACCTACGATGACTTCCTGCGGGCTGGTAGCGTTGGTCAGACCGCGGCAAACGGTTGGCACACCGCCGGCGAGCTTGTCGGCGTAGACTGTGTTTTGGTTGTCGCCCTCCCAGCGGGACAGCATCTGCTGGAGCTGCGGGCTGAAGAGGGTCAACGCACCCATGGAGATCAGCGCTGCCGCGCCGCCGGCGATCCTGGTCCCGAGCTTCATAGGTCGCACCTCGCACGCATCGAGGCGATCCGCTCCCGGCTCTCGGCCGCCTCTCGGCGGTCACGGCGCATCTGGAAGTACACGTTCACGACCAGGCCGGCCAGGGCGATCAGCACGCCCGACAACCCCAGCCAATTGATGGAGGCAAGCCAGCCGGCGATTCCGGCCGCGCTGCCGCCCAAGGTCGTTTTGCCGGACACGGAGATAGCCGCAGCCTCCGCCGCAACGTCGTTGATGTGCTGACCCATCGCTTTCCTCTGTGGCATGGGACGCCTCCCTTGGAGGACGGACGAAAAAATGCCCGCGCGTGGCGTGCGGGTTACTCGGATCGGTGCGCCGGACTATTCGGCCGCGTCCCAGCGGATGGACGCAATCTGGTCCAACGCATTTGGCGCGCCGACGGGCACCGCCTGCACAGCGTCGCGCAGGCGCTGGCGCTTGCCCACGATCTGCTGCGACGCGGCCATGAAAAGCTGCACCTGGTTGAGCGTGAGCTGCCGCATTTCTGCTGGCGTGATGCCGCGGGCCGCGGCCAGACCGTCCAGGTACGGTGTCGGCGCCTGGCTGTCGGCCGCCCACGCCAGCGCCTCGGCCTGCTGCACCGGCCAGGTCAGGCGCTCGGGTTCAGGGTAGCCGGCCGTCAGCGCAGCCGCGGCGGTCTCGAAGGCAGCGTTGATCTCGGCCAACTTGCGCGCGCGGGCGGCCTCGATCTTGTCAGCCGCGGTGATGATTTTGGACAGGTCGATCATTGCGGCAACTCCAGCGGCCCGTCGGGCGGATCGATCAAGGGCGCGGGGAAGCGCACCGACTGCGAGGCATTGGGGCCGTGCGGCAGCAGCAGCGTCAGGCGCAGCACGCCGTCGATACGCTCGACCGGGCCGACCACGAAGGGGTGCGGGGACGCCTCGGCCGGCAGGGTCGCGCCGTCCGGGATGACGCTGAAGTCGATCTCGTCGCCGTTGATGGTGAGCACTTCGCCGGTCTTAACGACGGTCAGCGTGTCGTCGCGGCGCTGGGGTGATAGGGTGATGTGCATGCTTGTTTCCTTAGAACCAGCGCCCGAAGATCGTTACGTTAGCCGTTACCCCCGAAGTCCGGCTGATCGCCGATGCGACAAATGCCGATAGACCTCCGGGTGTGAAATTAACTTGTCCCCACTGGGCGGTGTTTGTTTCCAATGCGACAGAGCCTCCGAAAACCTCCTGGAAAGCCGCAGGAAAAGGTTCCAACGCACCCGCAGAAATTGTGCTAAAGAACATCGCCGTTCCACCGGGATTAGACGCGGCATCTAGCTGCACGGTCTTCCAGCAAATCTGCGTCCCGTCCGCGAACCGGACATACTCTCCGTTGGCGTTGCTACCGCGCTCGATGACAGCGCCGGTAGGCACGCCACCGGACTGGGAGACGGTGCCGAGGATGTTCTGCCGGTTGTAGGTCTGCGTGATGTACTCCTGGCTCCCGCCATCCCACCGATACGCACCAGCACCCGCTATCCAAATATCACCGACGTCCGTCGTCGGCGCCTCGGTATAGATCGGCATGCGGCCTACCGCTTCCGGATGGGTACCGGCCACCGCGGCCAGGCCGGCCGGCGTTACCGCTTGGTCGTCCGCCAGGCCGCCCTTGGTCGACGGTTCATCGGCCAGCGGCAAATGCTCCGCAGGCACCATACCGCCGTCCAGCGGCGCCACACCGTTGGGCTGCCCGCGGGCGCTGGCCGGCAGCTTCTTGGCTACCTCTTGAGCGAGGATCTCCACGTTCCCATCCGCCTCGTCGGCGGTGAGGTTGCGGTCCAGGTCTCGCCGAAAGACCAGATCGTCAAGCGACATGCTCAGGCCCGCTGCTGCGAAAGGGTCCAGACAAACGTCATGATCTCGCCCGGCACCTTGGTCTTGACCCCGAACACGGCCCGATTGGTCAGAAGGCCGCCCGTCGCCGCATTGAACAGCCCGGCCTCCGTGATCGCGCCATTGCCCACCGTTTCGCCAAACACGGCGGTGTAGATGCGGGACGGCCCGGTGCCTGTGATCGACACCGCCACGCGGGAGCCTGCGATCTCGGCCTCCAGCGTGGTGCTGGTGCCGTCCTCAGGCGTGTCGCCTTCGCCCAGGGCCATGTGGGAGATCACGTCCACCGCCTCGCCGGCGGCGCGCGCCGCCAGGTACCCAAGGCCGCCATCCGTGAAGGCGTTGCGGACCAGGTACTGGTCCACCGTGCCGTCCAGCCGACGATGGGCGATGAGAATGTCCCCGCGATGCAGGGTACGGTCGATCTGAATCATGATGGTGTCCTAGAAGGTGAACGCGTCGCCGACGTAGTCCGGCTCCACGTAGTCGTTGACGTAGGTCTGCAGGTAGCCCGAGCCAGGGTCGCGGGCAACGGAGGCGTCGGCCAGCGGGCGCATCAGCGCCGACACCAGGTCGTCCACGGCTGCAGCGGCATCCGCCGCCCCGGTCGCCATCCGGGCAAGCAGCACATCGGCCCCTCGCGCGACGTCGGCCTGTGTCTGGCCGAACTGAAGCGCATCGGCGGAAGCCGCGCGGTCCGTCATCTGGCGCAGCAGGTGACCAAGCAGCCGGTCGGCAGACGCGCTGCTGTCGGCCAGCGTGGCCTGGAGGTGCGCCAGCAGCATGTCCTGCGCTGCCGAGCGGTCCTGCTGCGTCAACCCCCAAGCAAGGAAGTCCGCGGCGCCGGCGCGGTCGGCCAGCAGCCGGCTGGTTCCGTCCGGGTCCAGGCTGGCGCTTACCTGCATGGCCACCCAATCGGCAACCAGTTGCATGATTTCGGCCCGCACATCGGCACGCAGGATCACGCGCTCCGTTTCGATGCGCATGCCCTCCTTCTTGCCGTCAGCCATTGAACTGCTCGCGCACCTGGAACTTCAGTATCTGATAGGCCGTTTGGATGCCGTCGGCGAATGTCACTTCGACCTCGCCCTCGAACTCGCCGGCTGTATCCAGGGCATCCGCGGACCAGAACATAACGCACCTGCCGCCGACGCCCGCCACGTCGTAGGGCGGGTCGGCGTTGATCTCGCCCGTTTCTGGGTCCTGGTATCCGCCGATGGGGTAGCAGGGCATGATGGCCTTGACGGTGTCCGCGCCCACCTCCCGGAACAGCATCCGAACCGTAGTTCCCGGCCCGGACAAGTCGATGGGCGCCAGGGTGCGCTCATCGCGCAGCGAGAAGATGAGCGACGGCCGCGTATCGCCTTGGACCAGCCTGATCTTGGATGAAGTCGCCATTTACGCGCCCTTGTTGTTTGGGCTCGTGACCGCCTTGGCCTGCACATCGCCCATGAGGAATGCTTCAGCCGCCTGCAGGTGCTGGGCAGCCCGCGCGTGAAACGCCGGCACCGTGTCCGCTTCTTTCAAGAAGCAGCGGTACAGAACGTAGTCAACCAGCGCGGATTCGAACGTGCGCTCCTGCTCCAGCTCGGTCTCATCCACGGCTGTGGCGGGCGGCTTGGCGTAGCTGATCTCCACCACCACGCCCGCGCGCGCCGGCGGATACACGTCGAATTGCCCGGGCTCCTTGTCGTCGTACACGTAGTGCACGATCTCGGCCGCCTTGGCCTGGCTGCGCCAGGTCGGGCGCACGCGCGCCAGGTCGGCGCCCGCCACCAGCGTGATCTGCCGCTGCCGCGGCGCCGAGACGTTGCGCACGACCGCGAACAGCCGGCGCGATCCGTCCGGCAGCACCTGCCGCGCCCCTTCGAGTAGTTCGACGTTCTCGCTGGCCTGGTAGAGGTCCGGCCGCTTGGAGCACATCCAGCCCCGCCCCTCGTTGAGCCAGCCAAGCAGCTCGTCGGCCCCCCAGAAATCCAGGTCCGCATCCTGAAGGATGGCGCGAGCCATGGTCAGCACCTCGGACGCTTTCACAGGTCGTCCCTGGCGGTGCGCATGGGCTTGTGCGCGTAGCCGTGCGGCGCGTCGTTGGCGTGCGCCACTACGGCGGCGTCGAAGGCGCTGCGCAATGCCCCCGCGCGCGACGGGTCGGCGTAGGCCGCCTTGTGCGCGTGCAGCCGCGCCAGTGCGCCCAGCGCGATCTGCTCGGCGTAGCGGTCCAGCAGAACGTCCTCCACAGCCGTAGCCGTGCGCCGGGGCGCGTAGGCGACTTCCACAATCAGCGCCCGCGGCACCTTCACCGACACCATGGGCACCAACCGGACCCATCCCGGCAGACGGCAGTAGTAGCCCTCCACTTCGCGGGTGTTGGCGGCCAGCAGATGGGCCCATCCCAGCGGGTAGCGGGCATTCAGCTCCGGCTTGGTGAGCGGGCCGATGCGCCCTTCGGGCAGCCACGCCGTCATCACTTCGGTGATCTGGGTGTCCCCGTCCGGAGGATCCAGCTCCAGGTCCGCCATCGCCGGCACCAGCGTGATCGGGTCCAGAATGGCAGTCAGCACGCGCGTGCGCGTGCACCACTCGACGCACGCATCCACCACGGCGTCATCAATGGCCGGCAGCGGCGCGCCGTCCACGCCGGTCAGCACGTAGCGCCGGAAGTCTGCGACCGCAGCCATTACTCGATCTCGCCGGCGGCCTTCGAGTTGCTGAGCGTGACGATCTGCTGAATCAGCACGCCCTTGTCCAGTTCGGCGCTCAGCGTCTGGCCATAGGCCGATTGTGCGAACTTCACCAGGTCATCGTTGGTCATGCCCTGCAAATTGGGCAGGTCGAATGCCACCTGGCCGCGCTTCTCCACCGGAGTCGGCTCCGGCGGCGGCGGGGGGTCTTCCACCACCAGCCCGACCGAACCAGGGTCCGACTCCGCCTTGTCCCAGCTTTCGCGCCAGATATCCGGGTAGCGCAGCAGGATCACGGCCACGCGAGGCGTGACGAAATGAATCTGGCCCGGCCTCCAGGATAGGCCGGTGTCGGCCACGTTGTCGCGCTTCTCGGCCTTCTTGCCGACATACTCGATGGGGATTAAGTTCGGTGCCGGCGCGATGGTTGCCGCTGCCGGCGCTTCCGCTGGCGCGCGAGTGCCCGGCGACATGCTCACGTCGGGGGTGGATTGCGCCGCAACCGGCGAGGTGGCCTGGGCTTGTACCGGCGACGCTGCGCCAGCGGTAGCGGGGGTCCGCTTCGGACGTGCCATTGAATGCTCCTGAATGGATGAAGGCCGGGAACGCGAAATGCACCCGGCCTCCTGGATGCGCCGCAGCCGGCGGCGCGGACGGGCGCCCTATCAGGGCGCGCCGACAGCTGCACCGAACACGACGACGCGCACGGTACCGGCGGCGTAGTCGGCGCCGCCCGCAGTCAGAACCAGCTTGACCGGCCGGTTGAACGTAACGGGCGCGGCGTTCGACTGCTGCGCTCCAGCCGCGGCCACGCTGGCCGCGTTGAGCCAGTAATCGGCGTCAGCCTGCGGACTGTCGTCGACAGGCTCGAAACCGAGCGTGGCCGTGGCGCCAGTGCCGGCGGCATGGTGCACAAGCCGAACATCCTGCACGCGCACGCCCGCAGGGATGATGCCCATGTACACCTTGTCGGTCTCGGCGATGGTGCCCGTGAACGCGTAGTCCTCGGACCAGGCATTGCCGTGCGCCGACATGTGCAGCGGCTTCTGGTTGTAATCGGATGCGTAGCGATCCATGATGGAAATCTCCAGAGTGATGACGGTCGACGGGCGGGGTTCCCCCCGCCCAGCCGTGGTCAGTTGTTGAGGTTGACGACGGTGTCGAGCACCATCACGCCGTGGTCGGTCGGGATCTTGTCGCCCAGCTCGTTGGGCACGCTGAAGCGCAGCTTCGCTTTGCCGCACATGACCTCGCCGGCCACTTCGAGGTTGCGCTCGAAGTTATAGCGGCGCTCCATCCAGTTGGCGTAGGTGTCCGAGCCCTGGTTGCGGCCGTACACGTGCGCCAGCGCCTGTGCGCCCAGCAGCAGGGCCCGGTCCACCTGGAATCCCGCGGACAGGCTGTTGACCGTCACCGAGGATTCGGCAGCGGTGGCCTGGCCGGTCTGGGTGCAGTACTGGACGGCGTCGCCGGGGCGGAACCGGATGGCACGGTCCACCTTGCGCACCAGGATGTTGTGCCAGAGCCCGGCCTCGCCCGTGAACAGCGGGTGCTTCTTGCCGCCCACAAACGAGGTCGCCCGGTTCCAGGCGTTCTGCAGGAACGTCCTCCACACCTGGCCGGTGGTATTGGTCAGGATGGACTGCCACTGGCGATTGGTGACCAGCATCAGGTAGGTCGGCTCGTCATCGGCGGCCTGGTCGCCCGGCAGCCGGATCGGCTGCATCTTGAACTCCAGGTCATCGAGGATGGCCCCGAGCGCGTCGATGTGCTCCAGCTTGAACACGTCGGTGGTATCGACGCTGCCCAGCGCTTGGCCACCCTGTACCAGCGACGTGCCGTCCGCCACGTAGTGCCGGTTGTAGGTGGGCGCCTTCACCGGGTTGATCATGATTTCCCCGAAGTCGGGGTCCGACGTGAGGGGCACGACCCAGTCGGTACCGACCTGCGAGCCGCGGGCGCCGGCCAGGTGCACGACCGTGGTCTGATCGTTGTACCGCTTGAACCAGCCTTGCAGGTTGGCCATGGCCAGCCCGCGCAGCCCGTGAACCGTGCGCTGCTGGGTCATCTTGCCGCCGGCGTCAACCACTTTGGTGGCCAGGTCGATCCGGATGTCCATGGTGGACATGTCCAGCCGCTCGCCTTTGCCCTCCGCCATGCGGTCGCCCATGATGGGCTTGCCGCCGGTCTGGTTGATCAGATCGACGCTGACGACGTCACCTTGGGTCTTGGACAGGTCGGTGACGCGTACCAGCGGCATGTCGGGCGACGTCTGGCCCTTGAGCTTGGCCTCGGCGCTCGCCTGCTTGGGCGCAGGGCCCGTCAGGTTGTTCATCAGCGACGGCTGCCGCTGGGTATTGGCGAACAGCGCCGCACCGAAAACCTTACGTGCGAGCGCGCTGCCGGCGGGGATATGGGTCCCGGACATAGTGAAAAGCCTCCGTGATTACGAGAGGCGGGCCAGCTCCGCTTCGATCTGCTCCGGCGTCATGGTCATGAAGCGCTCGGTGAGCGCGGCAGACGTCATTTCGCCCAGAGCATCCTGGTCGGAACCGGGGGCCGGATGGCCACCGGGGATGTCGGAAAGCGTGGAGGGACCGGCTGCCGCCGCCTTGGCCTGAGCCACTGCGGCGGCGACGCGCGCGTCGGTATCGGCTGGCTGCTGCTTGGCTGCAGGCTGGTTCGGTTGAGCCTGCGTGGTGCCCGGCAGCTCGATAGCGCCGTTCGCGGCCTCGTACATGCGCACCGCCGCCCCGAACCGCTCGTCCAGGGGCTTGTCTTTCCACCGCTCCTGCTTGGCCAGGACGGTGTCGATTTGGGCGATTGCGCCGAACGCGACGGGGTCGTGAGCGCGGGTGTGGACCAGCTTGGGATGGGCGGCAATGGCATCCTCGACGGACACCAAGGCCTGCACGCGCTGCTCGCGTTCGGCTTCGGCATTGGCGGCCTGCGCAGAATGGACCTGCTCGGTCGCCGTGCCGATCCGCTCGATCAGCTTGTCGATGATCCCGGCCACCTGCGGCGATTCCTCGCGCAGCGCCGTCATCGTCTCGTCGTCCACGATGTCGCTGACGTCGCGCGTCCTGCTCGCCTTGCCGGTTTCCGCTTCTCGCTCCAGGGCTTCCAGCTTTGCCGTCAGCTCTTGAGCGATCATCTCGGCCCGGGTGGCGCGCTCACGCGTCAACCGCAGCTCCTCGTAGGGGATGATGTATTTTCCATCCTTGCTCGCCACGCCGGCCGGCTTGGCTTCGGTCCCGCCGCCGGCGCCGGCCTGTTCGGCCTTGTCCGGATCGGCAGCCG